CTACTTTGTGTTCTGTAATAAATATTATAGAATACTTAGAACCGAACCCCTTCTATAAAGGGCTTAGTTTGAGAGGGTCTTTCATCAAAGAATCCTGACCATACTGAATATTGCTATTCCTAAGAGCTGTTAAAGGGTTAGTAAGTTTGACGATACTTGTTATCGTTACACAAGACTATATCATTTTATGATATGGTTTTCTACTCGGATTACCTGCGTTAGCAAATAATTTTATTGTTAAAGGTATTTCTGATGGTTCACTAGCTTTAGATTTAGGATCAAACTTAAATCTAGATAATAAAGTTTGTACTTCATTATCCAAATCAATAGCTTTATCCCGGGGAGGTAACTCTTTACATTTAATCATAAAGTCATAAACTTTATCAAATAAATCTTCAGGGTCACGATCACCGAGTATTACCCATTCACTCATAGACACTAATTGAGCTTTTTCAATTGTAGTTAATTTACTATAACTGATTGGATTAATTAGAGTTTTTGAAAATGCTAGGATGTACTTATCATAATTCTCATTTAATTGAGTAATTAATGATAAGGCATCTCTAGCTACGGCATCTCCGATGTAGGGTAATATTTCCTCCATAACTATATCTCGTCTCTCTTCTAAAGAAGACAATGGTATAACAGCTTTAAAATCACCTTTCACAAGGGACATTAAATACTGCATAGTTTTAGTAAAAGGTATTTGAGGATCTTTAGATTCCAAATAACTATACTCCTCATCTTGAGGATCTACTAAAAATAAGAACGCAGTTTCTAGCGGTATTAAACCAGTATTGGAATAATATCCTAGAACATTCATTAATGAAGCTTTTAAGCTACCCTGATTGTCTTTTGACATCATAGTAGTTAAATTCTCATTAGCAGATCGAGAAAATATTCTTAAGAGTATTTTCAGATCAGTTATAAGTCCGCGTTTAGCAAAGTAAATCGCAAGATTTGCTCTACCTAATAACGAATCATCCGCAATTAATTGTTTCCAAGAAACACCCGAAACATCTACTGAATTAGTAGAAGTCCGTTTCGCGAACTCAAAGGAGTTAAGATTTTCTGAAATCAAAGATTTCGAAAGATTAACACCGACATTTAATTGACCCATTAGACCTAAATATTCTTGATAAACTAGTTTATCAAAAATAACTAAATCATCACCGAGTACTTCATAGTTCTCAAACCATCCCTCAAGTTTATTTCCATAAACTTTAAGAGCACAGTGTTGAACTATAAAATGATGAGTAACTGCTAGCATGGCCCAAGAAGATAGACAACCCATAGGTTGACCTACTCCATAGTACACATGCTCTAATTCAATACCATAAGGCTGACCTCTTATCACATAAGGGCGAAGCACTAAGATATCTTTCCAAAATCTACCAATTGGTAAACCAGTCAATTTATCAAGTATTACTACTTGTAAATCAATTGGTAATCGATCCGTAGCAGAGGATAAATCCACTGAATAGGCACAATTAGCATTTTTGGCTTTTAACATTGATCGATTATAAGATAAATCTTGATCGAAAGTACCATCATTAGGTAATCCTTTCAAGAATTCAAATAAAAAATCATGCAAAGGTTTAAAGAGTGATTGAGTCCATATATCAGCTATAGCGAATATACGTAACTTACCAGCTGCTTCAGGCTTAAACGAAAGTTTACCTAGAGCAATATCATCAAAAGTATGTACTTTACAAGATACTTGGGGCCATGATGACCCCAAAGGACCTTCTAATTGTACAGCTGCCCAATCTATATAAAGATTGAGCTGTTTGTAGATACTAGAGTTAGTAAGTTTACAATACGCTATAAAAGGATTATAGACCTCCGGAAATTTTGCTAAAGCTATGGCATCTGTTATAAAAGATGACATAGCTACAGAGTAATTAACTCCAGCAGATAAGGAATGAACAAGCTCATTAGCTTGTAAATTAACCTTAGGTACCTTAGCAAATCCACTATCTAGAAGTTTACTAACTGTTTTTCCTATAAATGAAAAATCATTTATAGTCCCTTTATAACCATCAGTTATAGTATTTAACTTAACTGACAAGGGTCCATCTATTATTCTATAGATAGATAAAATAGACAGCCATAAACGAATAGTAGGGGCGTGATGTTGACGGATCATCTTTCTATCCATAGGGCCAATAAAGGTCGGAAGACCATTTATTAACCTAGGTAAAGGAAGATTACTTTCAACATCTCGTAAACTAGAGCACGGTGTACTACTTAATTTACGTTGTATACTCATGTGACAAGCTTTTAACCATTTAATGGTAAAAGATGGTCCATGATTAGAATGTACTTTAACTACGAGTAGAAGAAACTTATTAAAACGTCTTAATCTTGGTGCAATTCTAACTTTACCAGTAGCAATGGAAATTACTTTCCAAGCATACTTATGTAAAGTAGCAAAGAATCTTTCGATATCTTTGAACGATAGCAGTTTAATCGAATTACTCGTCCGGGATTTATTAACAGAATTAGTAAATAAATTATTTAATTTCATTATTAATTTTGTTATAAATTAGGATAATAATCAACTAAACTTTAGCTCCTCTCCTCATGGAGGGCTTAGCTAAAGAAGAGTGTTACTCCTTTGATAAGAGATGGACTAGGTCCGTTTCTTGACTCAAAT